GGATGCAGTGCCATGGAGAGATGAAAAGTGGAAAGAAGAACAAATACTCGACATGGGGGAAATCAAATTTAGACAAGAGCATGAGGTTGAATTTGTAGGTAGTACAACAACCATTATTAAGTCGGATGTACTAAATATATTATTAAATGAAGTAGAAGAACCAAAAATAGTAGACTTAAATGGCCGACTAAAAATTTGGGAAAAACCAATAGAAGGTTATGAATATGTTATGGGGGTGGACCCGGCAAAGGGCACAGGAGCCAAAAACGCAGTATTTCATGTGTTGAAAATAAATTCACTAAATAGTGTTTCGCCTGAATTAGAACAAGTTGCCACTTTTTGTGATAATATGACTGATGTATATGAATTCTCTGCAATAATAAACAGGGCATCCATATTTTATAACAATGCACACATATTAGTGGAAAATAATGGTGAAGGAGGTATAAATGCAACCGGTAAATCAAAAGAAAAAGCTGTACTAAGAATGAAAAAGATTATAGAAAGTGGTAAATTAAAACTGAAGGACATGAAAACAGTAGAAGAATTAGCAGCGTTTGAGGAAAAAAATGGTAAATATACTAGTGATATAAATATGGATAGAGTAAGTGCATTATATTGGGCTTCGTACATATTTGAAATGAACATATTGGATGACGAAGTAGAAAAAAAGAAGAAGGAAGACGATAAACAAAAGGACGAAGAGGAAGATGTGTGGGGTATTTTATCTGATGTAGACATATGCGAATTAAACGAAATTAACATGCCATTTTTTACATAAAAACATGAATGTAGAGGTATAAAAATTTGAAAAAGAGCGACCTTGCAGAAAGAATACTAAGACGTCTCGGGTATCCGATGATAAAAGTAGAATTAGACCCACAGCAAATATATGATGCTATAGATTACGCAAGAGACAAATTTATAAAGTGGGCAGTAGGAAATGCAATACAGGATACATTTTTCACACTAATGCTTTCTGGTGGACAAAGTGTGTACGATTTGGATGCTGGAGTTGTGGATGTAGTAAACTATATAGACGAAGGCGATGCTGCCGGTGGTATAAACACACTATTCACAATAGAAAATTACTTATACAATCGGGGTATATTTGATCCAGTACTAAATAACATGGAAGGTGGATATATATCATACCATTTAGCACTTGATTTTTTGAAGACAGCAGACAGATACAGTGTAACAAAATTCGGATGGAGGTATCATCATTTTACAAATCAATTAGAAATAATACCGGCACCAGATACTGGAAATACATTATCAGTATACAATGCAACCGGCGGTATAATAGAAGTCGATTCACCTGGTTTTGCGTTGGTTAGAGCATATATGATAGAAGGCAGTACAATTACCAACGGATGGAGTGTAGGTGATAGTGATGAACAAATCTATGGTTCGACTTGGATATTGGATTTTGCAACTGCAGAATGTAAGATTACACTTGGGAGAATAAGAAATAAATTTGGTAATTTTGCCGCAATGGGGAATACTGGCATATCATTGGATGGTTCAGATTTGATTGCAGAAGGTAAAGAGGAAAAGGAACAGTTGAGAGAATCATTAAAGAATGAAGAAGTATATGAAGGGTACGGAATATACATGGGATGAAATTCGTAGCATATTTAAATGAATCAAAACATGGATCAAAAACAAGATCAAAGGTAATTACTTCAGATGAAGCTGTTGACATCATAAAGAAAAAGTGTTCAACAGCATATAAAGCATATATAAGAGATAAAAGTACTCAAATATTTCGTGGCATGTCTGGTAGTGGAAATTATAAATTTGTTGATCCATCAAAACATATTAGAAAGTCGGCACACACAAAAAATTATTATACTTTATTGATCGATAATTTGCCTGCTTGGAAGAATTATCCCAAAAGAAGCAAAAGTATAGTTTGCACAACAAATTTAGCAACGGCTAATATTTATGGTATAGTATATATTGTATTTCCTTTTAATGGATCAAAAATTGGTGTATGTAAAGGTAATGACATATGGTATAGTTTCAAAAAAGTAAAAGACATGTATAATTTTAATATTGATCTTTATGAATATGTTTATGATTTAATAGGTGAACATTTAAATGATGATTCTTGGAGCAAATTTGTAAGTCAAATAAAGAAAGTTGATAAAGTTGCTAAAAACTTTCCGGATCATATATTTGTCAGACTATACTATTTGCAGAATTGGTGGGACAAATATGATTCTCTTTTAAATGTTCTAGCCGATTTTATTAGCCCAAATGAATTTCAAATAAAGAAAGTTGGGGACCCACTACCACAAAAAAGAGAAGTGTGGATGGATGGAAAAAGTGTGCTAATTAAACATAGTTTATTTGATGATATTATGGATAAATTACAATGACTGACCTATCAAAACCAAAATGGGAATTATATGATATAGATGGTAACTTCGAGGCTGATTATTTCGAAAGTCAGGTAGTAGAATACTGTGACATAGCAGGAACGAAGATTGAATATTATATAAGAAACACAAACGAAGAAGAAGATTTTGATACTTTATATGGTGAAACTACTGATTTTGAATATTTGGGACCATATTCAACTAAAGCAGTTTATCAACCAACAGAAGAACCAACAATAATATCAACATTTGGATTAACTTCTGATGAAGTTATTTCATATATGTACATTCCAAAATTAACATTTACAAGGGATGTTTCGGCGGGATACGAACCAAAACCAGGTGATGTTATTAAAGTTAGTTGGAACGATAGAAATTATGAAGTAGTTGATGTTGGTGAAGAAGAAAACATATTTCAATTACATAAAAAAGTTTGGGAATTTATACTTAGACCATATCGTTTTAGTGAACAATCTGATTCAGCAAAGGACATTCTTGAAGAACCATGGAATACTGAAACTGCCCCGATTACTGCAATGGGAGACAATGACTGGCTTGAGGACGAATCAGATAATATAGAAGATTATTCCGATGAGAGCACAGAAAAATTTTTTGGATATTGATAAATGAGAACGTATTATTACTATAAAGTACTTAGAAAAACAGTCATTCAGTTCATGGATCTCTTCAATAATATTAAAATTGCAAGATTCGATCCACCAAATGACTTTACTTCAACAAGAAAAACAATAACTGTACCTGTCAAGTTTGCGCCCAAGGAAAAAATTGCTTACTGGATAAAAGAAAGAAAGAATGATCAATATTTACCAATCATATCGGTAAACATTGAAATACTTGATTATGCCGAAGAAAGAAAAGGAAATGCATTTCATACCATTGTAAAAAGTAAGAGTCTTGATACAGGAGCAATAAGTAGGTTTCTTTCTCCAACCCCGTATACAATTACTTTTACTGTTAGAGTATGGGCATTATATATGCTTGATATTGACCAGATTCTTGAACAAATTTTACCATATTTCAATCCATATGTTTATATCAAAGTAAATATCCCAGAACTTGATGCAACAATGGATTTGAAAGTGATATTTGACACATGTGCTCCAGAAACAACCCTTGATTTAGCTGATGATGAATATAGAGTAATTCAATGGTCCATGACATTCAGAGTCATGGGATACATGTTCAGAAAACTTACTGAAAATGAACAAATATTAATTAAAAAAATAATGGCAAACGCATATACTGATGAAGACCGATTTGACGACATGATTGGAACAGAAACAACATATACTTCTGGTGCAAGTGCGTCTGAAAGTCTGTATATGAGAACAGATCCAACATCTGCCGGTGACTATTATGATGAAGATGAACAAATATTGTATGCTTATGAAATTTTTCCGGGTGGTAACTAATGGTTGATACAAATTTAGACCAATCAACTCCTTCGAATTTTAGTTTGGTAATTCCAAAAATACCAACTGAAACAGAATTATCAGCTTCAAATGAATTAATTTTGAATGCATTTTCAAGTCCAATTCCTGGTATATCACTTGAGTTGGATGAAGAATATTGGAATGGTAAAATTGTACAGTTGCCAAGTGGAAGAGTAACTTTTGAACCGTGGTCATTTAGTTTTGTTGTTGATTCGGATTTAAAGAACTGGAAACTATTGTATAGCTGGATGATGTATATAGCAAACAACAAAGACAATTTTGTATCAAATATGAGTCTGTATTCGATTGATTCATCATTAATAGTTACGGATAACTTTAGAAATGAAATAATGAAAATAAAATTCAGAAGCCTTTGGCCAACAACACTAGAAGAAGTTAATTTTTCACATAGAGAAGGTCAAAACATACTGGAAAGCAGAGCAACATTTTCTTATACTTATTTTGAAGTAGAAAATTAAAAAAATGATAAATAATAAATAGATAGTGAAATAGAATACTTTCACTGATTTTAATTGGGAGGATAACATAATGGCAATATACCTAAGTCCATTGGTAACATTTACCGAGACTGATTTAACAACTTCAATAGGTGCTGTATCTACATCTATCGCCTGTATTGCATTGAGAAAGACATATAAGGGACCAGAGAAAACAACAACCTTTGTTTCAACAACGGAAGAATTATTGGCTACATTTGGTAATCCGACTGACGATTCATATAAAGACATGTTTTCTGCGCTTGGTTTCCTAAAATATGGTAATCAACTATATTGTACTCGTTGTATGCCGGCAAGCGCGACATTTGCTGGTGCATATGGTCCGATTGAAGCACAAGGCACACTTACCGCTTATACTTCAGCAGCAAGTGGGGCATATACATTAAGTGATTTTACTAATCCATCGGATACATCAAAATATGGTGATGAAACTGTAGTTTTTGGTGCAGATAGAGAAGATAATGGAGCAATGCTATCAATTATAGCCGCTTCAAGAGGATTATGGGGAAACTATGTTAAAGTTGCTGTAGTTGGAAAAGATACATATACAACAGTATCAAGTGGTGGATCAGCAACAGGAATGAGTTCAACATTAAGAGCAGATGTTTTAAGAATTGATGCCCCATTAGATACAGACAAAGAATTTTTGGTAATAGTAAGAGCAGCAGATCAAGAAGATCTTAATGAGGTTACTATTCCATATGAAATTAAAGAGTTCTTTGTTGTATCAACTAATCTAAAAACATTTTTTGTGAAAATATAATCAACCAAGAATCACAATACATTAGGATATCAATAAACACATCCAAGGAAAATACAAGTGTTAATGATATCTATATGACTGATTATGTGTCTCTTGGTGGTGGAATTGATGGATCGTGGGGTCAAAGTGCGGAAGATTCTGTAGTTTTGGATGCATATGAACTATATAAGAATCCGGATTTTATCGATGTTAATGTCTTTATTGATTCAGATAAATCAACAACAGTAAAGAGACAACTAAACGAGCATTGTGAAACTGATAGAAAAGACGCAATAGCAATCCTTGACTGTCAAAAGGACGATGTTGTTAACAATATTGGAAGTGAAGTAGAAAACCTAAGAATTTATTCAAGACAAACATTGAATGTGAACTCAAGTTATTCTGCTTTATATGGAAATTGGTTAGAAATTTTTGACAAATGGGCATCTAAATACAGATGGGTTCCTGCAGCTGGGTATGTAGCCGGAATTTATGCAAGAACAGATGAAGACACCGATCCATGGTTTGCACCAGCAGGATTAAATAGAGCAATCATCAATAATGTTAGAAAACTTGCATGGAATCCGACTCTTGGAGACAGGGATATTCTATATAAAAATAATGTCAACCCAATTGTTGCGTTTGCTGGACTTGGAAAGGTTATATGGGGACAAAAAACCTTATTGAATAAGAGTTCTGCATTTAATAGGATCAATATTAGAAGATTGTTCAGTACACTTGAAAAAGCACTTGTTACAGACCTAAAATATTTCTTGTTTGAACCAAATGATGGTTTTACAAGATTACAAGTAATCAATACCGTGGAACCTTTCTTAAGAGATGTTAAAGGAAGACGTGGAATTGAGGATTTTGAAGTAGTTTGTGATGATAGAAATAATACAGCTGAAAGAATTCAGAGAGGAGAACTTTGGCTTGACATTTATGTTAAACCAATTTATGCAACAGAATACATTCAATTGAATATGATTGCAACACGTTCTGATGCAGTATTCTCTGAAATAATTCTTGCTGCTTAAAATAATCGGAGGTTATGATGGCTAATCAAAATACATTACCTGGATTCTCAATAGAGGATTTCAAGAGCAACTTCAAATGGGGGGCTCGTGCGCACTTGTTTTATTTTGTTCCAAATTTTCCAACGGGTCTTACAACAGCATCAAATGCAAATAGAGGATATCCATATATGGTGAAATCAACAAGTTTACCACAGACCTCAATTGAAGAAATTGCTGTTCCGTGGCAAGGATATGATTACAAAATTCCTGGTAAAAGAACATTTGACGACTTTACTGTTACATTTAATGTTGATACAAAGAATAATATTAGGAATGCATATGAAGAATGGATGAATAAAATGATCAATCCAAGCACAAATGTTAGAGAAGTTAATGAAACAGCAATCATGGTTGATCAAACATTAACTCTTGTTGATGGAACTGGACAATCATTTATAACATATACTCTACATAACGCATGGCCACAAATGGTCGGAACAGCAACACTTGACTATGGAACAACTGAAATACTGTCATTTGAAGTAACATTCAAATATCAGTACTTCACAACAGATAAAGTTCAATAAAATATAATGGGGTGAAAATATGTCACAAAAAGTTGATTTTAAAAATTACCTAAATGTACACGAATTTGAAACAACAATTCCAAGTACAGGAAGGAAAGTCAAATTCAAACCGGTGACAGTTGGTCAATTAAAAAAATTAACTGCATACGGTGAATCAACGGATTTAAAGATGCAGGAGCAAATTCTCGATGATTTGATTAGCTCCTGCATCATTGATGAAGATTTTAGTACTGATGATTTGGTCATACAAGAAAGAATTGATATTCTTATTGATATGAGAAGACAATCAATAGACAACATGTATGAATTTACAGCAAGATGTCCAAAATGTAAAGCTCAAAACATTCAAAAAATAGATTTAAATGATCTTGAATTCGTTTCATATAATGATGTTAAAAAAGAAGAATTGATCGATATCAATGACAATATTAGAGTAAAGGTAAGTCACATAAAAAGAGGCGAACAAAAAGAAGCATTCAAAAGTGTTAATACAAGAAATAAAACAGAAACAGAAGCATTAGCTGATCTTGGATTCGCAACAACAGCAGCATCCATTAAAGAAATTCAAGTAAGGGAAGATAAAAAGTCGGAATTTGTGGTACAGGATAATATATCAATTCAGGACAAAATATTTTTACTGGAAGGATTAAATAGCAAAATTTACTCAAAAATTTCAAACTGGCAAGAAGATAATGAGTTTGGAATCAAATTAGTGTATAATGTTAAATGTGTTAATGGTGAATGTGATTATTCAGAAGAAGTAAGATTGCCAATGGCAAATTTTTTTTTATAATAAAGAATTTGTATGAAGTTTTTTCTCTTGCTGATTTAGTAAAGTTACAATTTCAACTGTCATTACACTCGCACATAAGCATTAGTGAATCAACAGTGCTACCATACTTTGAATTTATGGCGTATATATCTGAATTATATGAACATTTTCAAAGAGAAAAAGAAGCATTAAGAAGAAAAGATTAATGCCTCGCTTGAGTCAACGAACTCAAAGGATCTTAATCGAAAAGGGTCTAAAGGGTAGAAACAACTAAATATCTTTTAGACCCTTTTTTGTTTTGGAGCAAATATTTATGCCAATTGATGAAAATAATAAAGCATTAGTAAAAAATAGACCAAGTAGAGACGATATTGACTTTAAGAAATATCTTACTAGATCTATTGGTTCAGTAGATAGTAATTTAGGTTCCATTAAAAACGACATGTCCGATCTTAAAGATGCTATTTCTGGTCAATCATCAAGAGAATTTGAATATCAAAAAGCACAGGAAAGAGTTGAGAGAATCCAAGACAAAAAATTTGAAAGTTACTTTGAAGAGTCAACTGGTGTAACAAAAAAATTACTTGGCACATTTGGTGATTTCGTAAAAAACCAAAGTTCTTTATTTGCCACAGAAATAAAAAGCACACTAAGTGAATGGGTTGGTCCTGAATTAAATAAGGGGGCAATGCTTACTGTTAGTGCAATTGGTAAGACTAAAGAAGCATCTGAATCATTATTGACATTTTTCAGAAAACAGAAAAGAAGAGAGGAAGCAGATCCATCATTGATTAGGGGTGCAGATGCAATAGAAGAAGCTGCAAGTGGGTGGTGGAATTCATTTAGATTTAGATTTGTACAGGGTATAACACAAAACATATCAAAAATGGGTAAAACGGGGGAAGCCGTTGCTCATTGGATATTTGGTATTGCAAAGAAAAGTGAAAAGAAAGAAACAGAATCAAAACAAGAAAAATTATTAGCAGAAATTGTAGATGGTATAAAAACACTCAATAATAGTGTTACAGAAGATATAAGAAGTCCATTGGGTTCAGTTAAAATTGGTGAAGAAGAACAACAATTACTTTTGCCATACAATCAAAATGATGTAGAAGAACAAAAAGAACTAACAAAGGGGATTTTTGAAAGACTAAATGACTGGTTTAAAGCATATGAAGATAAACAGAAAGAAGAGAAAAAGTGGAGAATAGAAGACAGAAAAAGGCAGTTAAGGGAAGAACCAGAAAAACCGAAATCAAAGAGTTGGATAACAAGACTTGTTATGTTCCTTGCCGGGGGATTGGGATTCTTTATAGGATTATTAAAAGGATATACAATTCCAATGTTGAAAACACTAAAATTGGCATTGCTAAAACCAATACAATCACTATTGATACCATTCAGATTACTAAAATCAGCACTACTTAGTATTGTTGGAGTAAAATTTTCTACTAAAATTGCTGATTTTATTGGTAAAGTAAAATTATTCTTTTTTAATATAGGTAAATCAATAACAAGAACAAAACCAATTACTTTCATAAGCAATTTTTTAAAGTCAATAAAAGCATTTTTTATCAATGTAACAAGACCATTTAGGGTATTTATGACGTTAATCGGAAAAGTAACAGGAATTAGTGCTGTATTTGGTGCAACAAGTAAATTTTTCTCAAAATTGATAAAAGTTGCAAAAGAGTCTGGTTTATTCAAACTAGGTAGACTTATTGGAAAGAGCTTTTATGTTTTTTCTGTAATTCTATCTGTATTTGACTTTATAAGGGGATTTACAAAAACAGAGGGGCCATTTTTAGAAAAACTAAAAGCTGGATTGTATGCAGCATTTGAAGGAATATTCAGATTCCCAGTAAAGATTATTGGTAAAGCTGTTGATTGGGTTCTTGGTTTGTTCAATGTTACCATAGAAGGTGGTGCTGGGGCAGCAATGTGGGATGTGACAGCCAAAACATTTAAGACCGTCATGAGCGTGTTCTTTGGATATTGGTCTGCTGTAATAGATGTCATAAAAATAGCGGCAACTTTATTAAAAGAAGCAATCGTTGGTTTGTGGAATTTAATTTCTCCGTATGTTGGTCCTGTAATAGAATGGATTGGAAATATGATTACAAATTATATTGGACCACTTTTTAGTTTAGTAACCAAAAAAGTAGTATCGTTCTTCAATACTATTTCAGACGCAGTGAGTTGGCTTGCAAAACCTTTGGACGAAGGAGAAACAATGTGGGGTAGATTAAAGGGGGTAATGAAAGACTTAGCTGATAGTATTAAAAATTGGTTTGTTAATTTAATAGATAAACTGAAATTCTGGAAAAAAGGAGTAAATGAAGATAAGTGGATGAGTGCTGGAGAAGGGGTTCCAGATACAGATGAAATAAAGAGAGCAAAAGAAGACATCGCTAAAGACATGGTAGAAGATTTAAAGAATTTAACCATAGAATTAAAACCATCTCATGGAGTACAAAAACCAGAAATTCAAATTAATAAACCCACCATGGTGAGTGACCTTGATTATTCACAACATGAATTATGGAGACTGCGGGAAAAACAAAAAGATAGCATGGTGAATATACAAAGATAGCATGGTGAATATACAAAAACAAATGATGGATGAAAGTAGAAGAATAATGGAAAAAAATCTTGGAGAAACAAAAGAAGTTAATAAATCATTGGTAGTACTAAATCAAACTGTTTCATCACATCAACAAACAGTACAACCAAACTATATGCCTCTCATGAGTGGGGCAATTACAGATTTGGCTTTTATGACATTTTTATATTAGGAGTTAAATATGGCGAAATATACAAGTCCCGAATCGTTACCTCATGGAAGTTATAGATCAAAATGGTTTGGTGCTGATAAAAAATCGGGATTTTCATGGGTAATCATAGAAGCATATAAGTTTAAATCACAAACAACCGGACTAAGAGGGGGTGGAATAAATATTGATCCACTACCCATCGATACATTTGAATTTTTAGCTCCACTTGAAGTGCTAGAAAACATACAACATAGTTGGGATGTTCATGAATCTGTAGCATCAAGAATTGCAGGAACGGCAATTAGTGTTGCACAAGGTATTAGATCATTTGAAGAAATTACGAGTGCCGCAAAAGGTTCAGTAGAAATAATAAAGGGATTGTGGTCTGGTGGTTCTGGAATTAGTGCAGAAGATGCAAGTAAAGCTCTTAGTCAGCTTGGGGGATATGCGACTGGCACATTTCCATATATGAAGATAGACAATCCACTGGTTTATATGAATTCACAAAGAAGGGAAATTGAATTGACCTTTACTTTAGTAAGTGAAAAGGGGTTACCAAAGAAATATGTTGTTGATCCAGTAAAAAGATTACAAGAGTTATCCTGCCCAGAAATAGGAACTGGAAATGTAGATCTAAGACCACCATATGTATTTACAGTAAAAACAAATTTCATAGAATATACCCATTCAGCATTAAGATCAGTACAACCAACATATAGAGAACCATATTATGATGGGTACCCAACAAGAGCAGACCTAACACTAACATTTACAGAATTGTCTCCTTTATACGCACAGGTTATCAGAGGAGATACAGTAATTAAAGTAAACGGACAGTAGAATTATGTCATACATTAAGAAATATACTGAAAAATCATTTGAAACATTAACTGGACATCAAAGGTTTGATCAATCCATAACAAGAATGTTTGAGGTGTTGATAGATAAAGAAGAAAATGAGTATATACTCAATATATTCAAGTACTTTGACCCAGATACAGACATAAGTGACAATGTTGATCAGTTATATACAGAATATGATGTTGGATATGAGGAATGGTGGGATAATATATCCTACAAATTTTATGGTACTCCTTATTTATGGTGGATTATTGCACTTACAAATGAAGTGGTAAATCCATTTGAATATTTGGAAGAAGGGACAACAATAAAAATAATAAATCCAAACAAAATATACGAAATTTTATCACAAATTAACAATATTAGAGAAAGATAATGGCGGAAGAAAGAAACACATATAGTGCAAACCTTCATCTTGGAAACGGTAAAGTAGTAATCATTCCACCTGGAGATATTGTAGAATTATACACAGTACAAGATATCTTTGCTTTTAACATATTTGGAAAGTTAAAATGGACTGATAGAAGAGGTCTTTTTGCCGATGGTCAAATATCAGGAAATGAAGGATTTGTTTTAGAATTCCAGGGACTAACGAGTTCACAAAGTAAACAAATCAATTTTTTGGTATTCAAAGTAGAAAATGTACTTCAAGGAGCCACCGCATCTCCCATGGCGGCTCCATTATTAGAAATGACATTTGTAGACCCAACATTTTTTTATTTGACTCAGAAGAGATACAGCAGATCTTGGAAGCAGCAATCGATGGATATGATAATATCTGATATATACAGAGACATGCTTGGTATTGATTTGAACGAATATAAAAATACTGATATGTTTGAATCAGCAGAAGAATCTGGGATGCCATTTGATTTTATCATGCCATATTGGACCCCATTGGTTGCATTGAAATATCTTTCACAACTTTCTGGAGGATATTGTATTTGGCCCCATATAACAGACGACTCAGCAACCCCAGTAAAAGTTGGAAAATTAACTGTAAATCACTTATTCTTTGATGCATATAATATGACATCAAAAAGGGTAAATCAAAATATGCTATCTTTTGAGGCGCATAAAGGAAATACCACTGATATTATTAAAGATTGGTGGTTGAAAGGAGTGGATAAATTCAATCTTAAGTTTATTCGGGGTGGTAAATACCTTGGGTTTGATTTTGATGGAAAGCAATTTATAGAGAAGTCATACAAATATGATTTAGTATATGATGTATCAAGCGAAAGTAAAAATAATATAAAACAAGATTCAATAGCACCAATGGGGCATCAAGTTGTATTGGGAAATGAAACCCTATTCCCAAATATATCAGATCCAAATTCATATGTAAAACTTACAGGTCTTGGTGATGCAGAATATAAATACCCCAATTACTTAAAACCTTTGGGAAGTTTAGTAAGATCAGAATGGAGCGAAAGATACAATAATCAGAATACACTAACAGTTATATTAAAAGCAAAGGACACAAGACACCCCGGTATGTGGGTAGATGTAATGGCGCCGGGAACAACAGTTGATGGAACAAGTGTATATAATCCACAACTAAAAGGAAAATATATAATAAAAAATATGATAACGGTCTTTCTTGGATTTGGATTGGAACCATACACTCATGTTTGTGAATTGATAAGAAACGGATATGAAGATTCGAGAGATACATCACTATTATCCGCGCCACATCTTAGGAGTCTTTATTAAATATGAGAAGACGATTAGAAGATTACGAAAAAGTAAGTTTTAGATTTGACGGGATATACAGGGGAGTTGTTGAGGATAATAATCCTATAAATCCACAAACAGGTGAATCATATAAAGACGGTAGAATAAGAATTAGAATATGGGGACTTCACACCTCAATAAAAACAAATGACATTTATGAAGGAATTCCAACCGATAATCTTCCACTAGCATACCCAGCATTGAGTTTGTTTGAAGGAAGTACTACAGGATTTGGTTCATGGACAGTTCCTGTAAACGGTTCTCATGTGTTTGTTTTCTTTGAACAAGGTAATCACATGAGACCGATCTATTTTGCGTCTGCTCCAGGTATACCAAAATATAAGGTAGATACTACAATCGGATTTAATGACCCGGATGGAGTGCATCCAAAAGAAAACAGGCTTAATGAACCAGATTTCCATAGACTGGCGAGAGGCGAATCTGAAACAACCATTCTGACTGAAAGAGAAGATAGTAGGGTTACAGGAATAAGTACACCAGAATCATCATGGGATGAACCAGAACCAGAATACAACGCAGAATACCCAAAAAATAAAGTTATAGCTACTCATGGTGGAATAGTAATAGAAATAGACGACACAGACGAGAACCAAAGACTTCATATATATCATCCATCCAAAACATACATAGAAATAAGCAAAGACGGCAATTTAACAATAAAATCTGCTGGTAATAATTTTACAATAGTGGGAGGAGACAAAAATGTTTATTCTGAAAAAAGTGTTAATATAACAGCAGAACAAAGCGGAAATATGAAATCAAGAGGAAAGTGTAATATAGTTTCAGATAGTATAACAACAATAAAAGGTTCAATAGTGAGGTTAAATTAGTATGGCAGATTTGCAACCATGTTCCCATTTAATTGACGATTTAGAATCATATATATCGAGTCTAAATGATATAAAAAACAACATATATATTTTTAAATTAAACATGAAAAGTGCCATATCTGCACTATATGATGTTACTGACACAACAAGATTTGCTGAACAGTTAAGAATGTGGTCGGAAGATACATTCGGATTTGGTTCAGACTTATATGAAGACATCATTCAGAAGTACACAGGATCATGTTTGGATGATTTAATTCGTTCTATGAAGAGAAACATATATAATCCGGCATATCACATTTCAAGAAAATTATCACCACAATTTTATGAAGATGAATTACTTGATTTATTATCCAACCTAAAAGGACAAGTAAATCAATTTGGTATTCCTAATATTATGACTAAAATAAATCAAGTTCTTGGTTGTCTTTCAAGTGCAACATTAGATAATAATTGCTTACAAAGACTAACCGTATTGAATGATTTACTTGATGAAATACAGTCAGAAGCATATATAGATGATTTAGGAAATTTTAATTTAAATGGTTTCTTGGGTGATGTTGAAGGAATGACATCAGATTTGAAAGAAAATTTAACTGAATTTTCTGATAAAATAGATGAAATTGGACCAAAAATAATAAATAATTTTGATAAGTAATCAGGAAAGACCTATAAATTAGAAACGGATTACGATAACATATAATGCCACAAGTAGCAAGAATAGGAGATATTGGAGTTGGTTACTGTTATGTTCATGGTTCACAAGTAGGCAGAATAGTGACATCATCAACAAATGTATTTGCAGAAAATAAAGGGGTAGCAAGAGTTGGAGACATTGTTGTTGCGGGGTGCGGGCATACTGGAGTGATAGTAAAAGCATCGAATACAGTACTGACAAATGGAAGAGGTACAGCAAGGGTTGGAGATATATTTGCTGGAGTATTTACAGGATCAATAAAAAGTGG